CGTCGTGGTGACTAACGCGGTAGGCGATTCTACGGCGTTTGAGTACACGCGCGGGGCGTAAGTTCCGGCGCTTTTTACCGGTGGGCCGGGTCCGGGTTGCGGGACCTCGGGCCCGGTCCACCATCTCAACTGCTCCCGTATCGTTCCCGCTACTTTTGAAAGGTTCCCGTCATGGTTTTTGAGGTTCCGGCGTCTCGCGCGTCGCTCAAGCAAAATATTTTTGAGTTCAAGGTACCCGGCGAAAAAAAGACGCGGTCGCTGCCGCTGCTGAAATTTACGCCTATCGGGTACCGGGACAAACTGGCTAGGTACGCGGACCCTATCCGGGCGGCGCAAGACGCCGGGCAGGATCCGGAAGTGGAAGACCTGCGGAAGCTCGGCGCGCTGCAACTGGACATGCTTGAACGGTATTCGCCGGGCATCACTGACGTTATGGACGATGAACAACTGGCGGCGCTGCTCAAGGCGTGGCAGGAAGCTTCCCGGATCACAGTGGGGGAATCGCGGGCCTTGCCTGGCTCCTGAGCCGGCACGGTGAGGCCATTGAATATGACTTGTTGGCGCTCGGGCTCCGGCTGGACGACCTGGGTACTGAGGCGCTGACCTGGCGGGACCTCCATGTGATAACGCAAAAAAGCGGGCCGGGGTCGGCGCTTATGCGGGAACTTCAGCCGGAACTGTCGGCGTGGGGTTCGGGCACCGTGGTCGCGGACCTGCTGGCGCATGTTGTGGACCTGCTCGCGGCCGGCAACTGGCAGCGGGCCGGGAAGCGGACGGCTCCCAAACCTAAACCGGTTCCGCGGCCCGGCAGGAAAGTCGATTCCACGCGGTACGGCTCGGCTCCTATTCCCGTAAAAGACTTCGATAGCTGGTGGAACGGGGCGCAAAATGGCGGGTAACGCGGTTGAACTGGCAACGGCTTACGTGGCGATTGTGCCGTCCTTTGAGGGCGGCCGGGAAAAAATCAGTAAAGAACTGTTGCCGGACGCGGAACAAGCCGGTACTGAGGCGGGCAAAAAAGCCGGTAAGGGCATCGGGGCCGGCCTCGGGTCCGTGGGGTCGTCCGTGGCGAAAATTGGCGGCGTCGCCGTGGGCGGGGCCCTGATCGGTGGGTTTAACCAGGCGATTGAGGCCGCGGACCTGCAAACGAAAATGGCGGCCCAACTGGACCTAACGCCGGCTCAAGCTGAAAAAGCGGGGGACGCTGCCGGCGCGCTGTACGCCGGCGCGTGGGGTGAGTCAATGGCGGACACGTCGGCGGCCGTCGATTCGGTGCTGTCCTCCATTTCCGGAATGTCTGACGCTTCCCAAACTGAAATTGAGAGCGTAACCGCGGCCGCGATGGACCTGTCGACGGCGTTCGGGGTGGACGTCGGGGAAAGTGCCACAACTGCCGGCATCCTGATGAAAAACGGGCTTGCCGCTAACGGTACTGAGGCTATGGACCTCATAACGGCGTCGATGCAAAAACTACCCGCAACGGTCCGCGGGGAAGTCCTGCCGGTCATGGATGAATACTCTAAGCACTTTGCCGGCCTCGGTATCGACGGCGAAACGGCTATGGGCATGATTACGGCGGCCGGCGCTGACGGTGCTATCGGTATGGACAAAATGGGCGACGCCGTAAAAGAATTTCAGATTCGCGCGACGGATATGTCCAAAAGCACTAGTACGGCTTATGAATCCTTGGGCCTGAACACTGAGGATATGACGCGCCGGCTGCTGGCCGGCGGGGACACTGCCGAGGCGGCTATGGGCGAAATTGTCCACGGTCTACAGGGGGTAAAAGACCCGGCGGAACAATCGGCGCTAGCGCTGGCCTTGTTCGGTACTCCCCTTGAGGATTTGAGCGTCGATCAAATACCGGCGTTCCTGGGGATGATGGACCCAATGGGGGATAAGTTCGCGGACACTGAGGGGGCCGCGGCTAAATTCGGGGATACCCTCAACTCGGGGCCGGGCACGTCGCTGCTGACCCTGCAACGGACCGTCGAAACGGCTTTCGGGTCCATAGCTGAACAAGCCTTGCCGGTGCTTACGGAAGTGCTCGGGTTCATTACTGAGAATCAATGGGTACTAACCGCGCTTGCCGCGGTGGTCGGCGGGGCGCTGGTCCTGGCGTTCACGGCGTGGGCTATCTCGGCGTGGGCCGTGGTGGCTCCGCTGCTGGCTAACCCGGTTACCTGGATTGTGCTGGCCATTGTGGCGCTGATCGCGGCGCTTGTCCTCCTGATTATGAATTGGGACGCCGTGGTGGCGTGGGTCACGCAAGTTTGGGGCGGCTTCGTCAACTGGGTCGGGGAAGTGTTCGCCGGCCTCGGCTCCTGGCTGGTCCAAATTTGGGACGGGTTCGTTTCCTGGTTTATGGGTATCCTGTCCGGCTTCGGTTCCTGGGTGTCCGACGTCTGGAATGGCTTGTGGCAGTGGGTCGGGTCCGTTTTTGCCGGCTTCGGTTCGTGGCTGTCCTCGATCTGGTCCGGGATTTCGTCCTGGTTCATGGGCGCGCTGTCGGCGTTCGGGTCCTTTATCGGCTCAATCTGGACGGGAATCGTCAATTTCGCCGTTGGGGTCTGGAACGGGCTGGTTTCGTTCATTGCCGGGATTCCGGGGGCTATCTTCGGGTTCCTGGGCCAACTCGCGGCCCTGGGCGGTATGGCGCTTGCCTGGTTCGGCGGCGTGCTGTCCTCCGCTAGCGCGAAACTCGGGGAACTAATCGGTTTCGTGGCCGGCATACCGGGGCAAATTATCGGGTTCTTCGTGGGCCTCGGCTCGATGCTGTGGGACGCCGGCAGCCAAATTATCGGCGGTCTGCTCGACGGGCTCAAGGCGGGCTTTCAGGGTGTTATGGATTTCGTGGGCGGTATCGGGGATTGGATCGCGTCCAATAAGGGGCCGAAAGCGTACGATATGGCGCTCCTGATCCCGGCCGGCGGCTGGATCATGGGCGGGCTGTCTAAAGGTCTGCGGGCTGAGATTCCGGAACTGCAGCGCACTATGTCCGACATTACGGACACTATCCGGGTAGGCGGGCCCCGCGGTGTCGGGGTGGACGTCTCCGGGCAAGTCGCCGTTGCCGGGGCTCCGGCAGCTGCGGCGGCGTACGCCGGCGCGCCGGCGGCGGCGGACGGTGGAGCTGCGGGCCGGGTTCTGAACGTGACCGTTAATAACCCGGTGCCGGAACCGGCCGGGGCCTCCATCACTTCGACGCTTGCGAAAGTCGCTTATCTCGGACTTGAGGGGGACTAGGTGGAGACGTGGACTATAGACGGGGTGCCGCTGCTGACCCTGGCGGCGGACGTCCAACGGGTGGACTCCGCGGTGGTTCCGCCGTTGCGGGGCGACGACCGGCGGTACGCGTTCCGGCCCGGTGCTGAGTACCGGCCGCGGGTCACTGACTCGGGGTCGCTGACGCTGGGGCTCTGGCTGCTCGGGATGGACGGGCCGGGCTCGACGTCGGCGGCGTGGGAGGCCAATTATGCCGGCGCGGAACGGCAGCTGCGGCGGCTGCTCCGGCCGGACGGCGGCCGGGAATTTACGATTTCCAAAACGTGGACGGATGATTTGGGGTCCCATACGGCGACGGGCCGGGGCATTGCCGGCAGTATCGAACGGGCCCGGTCGGGCAGGTTCGCCGGCCGTCTCACTGTCGATATCGGCATGGCTGACCCGTTTTTCTACGGGTCCGCGGTCGCGGTGAACCTGCCGGCCGGGGCCGCGGTGGTGGTCGATAATCCGGGGGACGCGCTGACAACGGCGCTAACCCTGGACCTTGCCGGGCAGTTGTCTAACCCGAAAGTGACCAACTCAACCGGGGACGACGTGTGGGTCAAGCTCGGAACCGATATAGCGGGCGGCGACTCCATCCGGGCGGACGTGCTGACCGGCTCCGTCCTGCGGGACTCGGACGGGGCCAACCTTATCGGCACCCTGACTCATTCCGGGGCCCGGCCGTGGCTGCTGCTGCGGCGCGGGGCTAACACGGTAACGCTGACAACTGACAGCGGGGCCGGCTCCGGTGTCCTGACTTTCCAACCTGTCTATTACTGAGTAAAGGGGGCGCGCCGTGCCTATTGATCGTGGCGGCAAACACTGGTGTAACCCGGCGGCGGAAACGCCGGACGAAAACGGGGCTTGGACGTGTCCGGGATGCGGGAACGTCTGGACCTTTGACGCTGACCGGTCCTTGTGGACCCTGGCGGAAGATGCGGACCCGGCGGAACCGGCGGAACCGGAACCGGCCGCGGACCCGGCGGCCGTTCCGCCGGCCTCGGACGCGGTGCCGGCTCCGGCAGCTGCGCGGCAACGTAAGGGCGGGGGGAAGTAATGGCCGGCAACTATCCGGACGCGCCGTCCTGGCGTATGGCTTTTGACCGGGACGGCACGCAA